AGAGGACTCGGGTGGTTCCGCACCCTATCATCAAAACGCTCACGGATATGAGAAGGAATTTGAGGAGCATCTTTTGCATGAGTGTCTTTTTTTACTTGTTTACCAACGAATTTAAAGATCAACTCCAATATCACCTTTAGGATATTGGCAATCATCCTTATTTATCCTTTGCCTTTCCAATATTAAGAGCAGGAATGTCTACCAATATTTTGTAAAGGAAGGAAATTACCTTATTATCCTTGGGAGTTGGTGTTAGGGAAGCGACAACCGAGGCAATGGCAATAACCGAGCCTACAATTATCCCTATTTTTTCCATATCTAGTTCTTTGAAAATTTCCATGATTATTCTGTTGGTTGATTTTTGTAAAATGAATAGCCTATCGTCCAAATTGGGTCATATTGGTCTGTTTTGACAGTTTCCACCATAAAGACCTTTGAGTCCATGTTAAAGGTGCTTCCGTTTTCGGGCTGATCGGTTAGCTCGGTCTTTTTTACAAGTATTACTCCGTCAATTTGCTTATCGAATCCGCCCACTATCAAATCGGCAATGGTTTCGGTTTCTCCCTCTATTACATTTATAGTGGAAGAACCAAACTCGGCAGTTACCGAGGTTATGTCCGAAAGGACTTCAAAGCCTTGTTTAATTTCTTTTAACATTTCCTATAAAAAGGAAACCCACCCCCTTTTGGGAGGCGGGTTCCACAACTTACCCCAAAGGTTATTTTACCCGCAACGCATTAGGAGGCATTGGTGATCGTCCATGCTCGCCCTGCGGAAGGCATCTTTGCACCGAAGTAAAGGGTCAAAGCAAAGTTGAAAGTAGCCATCTTGGTGTCATACCATTCTCTGCGTTGAACGGTCAGACCCGAATTTGGCTCGGTAACATAAGCCAAACTTCCCGAGGAACTTTCGGGTGGAAGGCTCGGAGCGGCGCTAACAACGGCAAGCGATTCCTTGAATCCTGCATATCCTGCAACTTCACCCGCAGAATCGGAGAAATCGTCATTGTTGTAACTATAAAGATCGAATCCACGAATCTTGGAGACTCCTCCGTTTACGATGGAACTTCCAACATCAAAGGTGGAATTGGTGATCCCTACCACATCCTTTTCAAGAGTGGCGAGAACCTTGGGATGGATTACAACCCAACGCCCGATGTCGGGAATCCCCGCATCATCCATCTCAGCACCAAGATCAATCAAGGCATCGAGGTTAAAGCCCGAGGAACTCAAGCCGACATTATTGGAGATGCCGTTCATGGTTTCATCTGCATCTGTGGCAAAAATGAAGTCCACTACGGACTTGCCAAGAGCATGGGCAGAGGCTTCTGCAAATCGGCTAACCAATTCAACACTCGAAGCATCCCTTTCGGAGTCGGAAAGTGAAAAGGTGCAATGCTTGTGTTGATCCAAGGTAATGTCGACCGAAGTTTGGGTCACATCCGAGGCGGCGTAACCTGCCGAGCCATCGAAATCTACTGCCGATCCTGCGGAAACAAGGTGCGTGGTTACGCTTGATCCCTTGGTTAAATTCGCATCTGAAAAGTCAGTATGGACATTGTTAAGAAATTGAAGATTCCGTACCAACTGCGCAAGGGCTTCCTGTGCGATTAGGTCGGTTGCGACTGTGCCGAATGAATTAGCCATGATTTTTTGTTAGTTTCAGTTTGAAAGGATTTGATCCCGATGTTTTGCGAAAAACCTACCCTTTTCCCGAGCATCGGTAATTTGTCCGTAATGCTCTCTTAAGGCTTCGGGAGTTTGGGGCTCACTATCTGCGAAAAGCTCAACAGGGGAAACGGTTGCCAACTCCTCTTTTTCTTCGGGAGCATCCTCTACCGCCTCTTCACTTTCCTCAACAGGAGAAACAAGGTCTTCCAACTGCTTATTTTGCTCCTCCAATTCTTCCTTTTCCGCTTGAAGTTCCTTCACTTGTTCGGAAAGACGAATAATGTCGGAGGTTTGGGATTCCATTTCGGCATTGGCTTTTTCTAGGTCACCTTGAGCGGTGGCAAGGTCAGCGGACAAAGCCTCTGCCATTTCCTTGGAAGAATCCAAAGCCTTCGCCAAATTTGCGTTTTCTTCGATAATGTTATTTGCTTCGTCCATACCTTAGGGGAATTGTCTAGTCTGATGATTATTTATCTCGTCTTTGCTTCTCAGCATAAGCCAATAATATGGCATCCATGAGATTGCCTTGGACATCCACAAGTCTATTGTTAACAGAGGCTTTTGCGGAAAAGGTTTGCCCCTGTAAGGCTTCCTCCGACACACCTCTTTTATTTTCAACCGCATTACGGAAGTCCTCAAATATTTCCTGCACCTCGGCTTGGAGTTGCCCTCTTTGCTCCTTAGTTAGGGATGTCCCTAAATATCCCGCCCCTTTAAATTTACCTTCCTTGTTTTTTATAATGTCAACCTTTATGCCTTGATCCTCATAGGCTTTGGAAGCATCCACAAAAGGCAAATAAACTCCTATTGAGCCAACCCTTGCGGATTCTCCTGCGGTAATCATGGTGGCTTGGCTTCCCACCCAATAGGCGGCGCTCGCCATCAATCCGCTTGTGTGAGTCACCACGGGTTTCTTTTTTTCCAAATTCCTTACGGCAGTTGAGGCTTCGGCAACTCCACCGACAGAACCTCCCGCACTATCAATATCCAAAACCACGGCAGAAATGGAATCATCTCCTCGTATTTCGTTAATTTTTTGTGCAAAAACATCGGTGTCGGTTGCACCTAGAAGGGCTTTTTCCAAAGCATTGGGATTTTTTAGCATTGTTCCTTTGAGCGGTACGATTGCAATTTCTCCTTGAATCTCCGTTTGCGGTTCTTCCGTTTCCATTACCTCAAAGTTTTCGGATGAGCATTGCTCAATGGTGCTTTGAATAGCCAAATATCCGAGTTCGCTAATTAACCACGGCTCCATAAGCCTTCTATTCATATCTGCCGTAATCATTCTTCCTCTTCCTCCTGTTTTTGAATTTCCGTGTCTGCCTGTTGTTCCATTTTTTCCAATGGGACTGATGTTTGCATGACGAGATTTACGGCAAAATCCAAGGAGCATCCTCCTGCCTCTGCCACTTTTCTCGCAATCCTTATAATGTGTTCCGCTTCCTTGGCTTTTTGATCCATTTCACTTTGCCAATCCAACCCTCTTTTTCCGTAATGCTCCCGATAGGACATCAAACCCATTTTGACATCCTCCCTTTCCTGTTGTGCTTCTCTTCCAACATCAATGGTGAGTTTGGCGGGGGTTTGGATTCGGATTTTATTCCATCCTTTTTGCTTGGGGATTCTTCCTTGGTTAATTCCGTCATCAATAACCATTTGCCATGATTTACGGATAAATGGATAAAAAAGCCTTTGCCTTTCGGAAAACTTCCTCTGTGCCTTCCCCATTACAAATCTTTGAGAGGGTCCCGTCAGTCCGTGGGTATCCCAAACAAATTCAAATGGCAGACCCATGCCAACGGCAAATTCCCTAACCAAGAACTCCAAAAAGCCTTGGAATGTAGGAGATGGACGATTTTGATTTAAGGAGTTCAGTTTTTCGCCCTTTCTAAGGACAGGAACTGCTCCCGATTGCATTTGAGCCAAGGTTACATCCGTTGTGGTATCACCATTGACAACCTCCTCCTCGGTTAATCCCCACGCATCTTCCTCGGGTTCTTCATAATCCGACTCCAAAACCGCTGAGATGGAAGCGAGATTTTTTACGCCTTGTTTTTCAAATCCCAAAATATCCCTTTTGTCTCGGATATGACCTACGGCATGAACCAATGCCGATAAGCCTCGGATTTGATCCGCCCTTTCGGGTTCTAATAGCAAAAGCATTGAGGATGCAGGGATTATCCTAAACCCATTTTTGTTATCCTCTCTTATGCAGAATGACATTGGCTTGCCTTCCGCATCATATCGAACTCCACTAGGATAATTTTGAGACTTGGGATGGGATATGATTTTATCCGACTCAATAATTTGGACGCATAATCCTCCACCCTTCTTTTTTACAAATAAAATGCCAACATCTCCGTCCCTATCCAACTGAATGGAAGCCAATCTTTGCAAATCTCCAAAATGCAAACGATTTTTTACATCAGCATAATAGGAACTCCATGTCTCAAAATAGGATTCGGCAAGGTTGTTCCAATCGGGATTATCCGTATTGGCTTGTGGCTTTAAGGGAAAGGAATATCGAGCCAAATCATCAATCGCTCCTTTTACCACTCCGTCATTGGTGTAAAGAAAGCGAGAAGCATCTATGAGTTGCCTTCTTTCCCAATCCGAGGGTGAACCTCCGTGGATTATTGGAGGGAGGGAGGTTCTGCCAAAGGAATTACCAAGTCCATCCACAATCCCTGCCTTTGCATCGCTTGGCTCAAGTTGAGCATTTGCTCGGGTTCTGTTTTTGGAATTAAGAGATGTGGAGGTAGCCTTTTTCCGTCCAAAGTTTAAAATTCTTCCGATCATAGTTTTCTGCTCCTAAAGTCAAAAGTGAAGTTCCTCCTCTTGAACTTTGTAGAGTCATTTGCGGTGATGGCATATTGAATCTCCTCCAATTCACCTTGCAATTCCTCCAAAGTAGGCAAATTTTTGGTCACTGTCTTGCCTCCCATGGATACGGACTGAACCCTTTCGCCCTTCCGAACCAAGGTAATTTGTTCAAGCACCTCGGTTTTCATCGTGGACAATGTGGAACTGTCCAAGTCTACATATAAGCCTTTTGCCATTAGGAGTCCTCCTTATCAATAGGTGAATTGTCTAGCCCTGTTTGGTCATAGCCAAGACTTTGGGTGGCAACTGCGGCGACAAGGATCATCAATTCGCAATCCCTTAAATGGTTATCCCTTCTTATTTGTCTCCATTCGTGGCTTATTTGCCCCTTGGCATTGGTTTTGTCCACTCTCATTTCCGCAGTCATTTGTTTGATATATGTTTGATCCACATTCTTGGCAACTGTCCAATTACCAACATATCCGCCAATCATTTCGGATAAAAGGTCTTTTGCGGAGTCATTACTCCATACATATCTTGTAATTCTCCTTCTCAAGCCACTTTGCTTCACACCCATTTCGGGTTCGGCTAGGGATTCCGTCCATATTCTCCTTACCACCTTTTTGGTCTTTGGGTTTCGGTGTGCATAGGATTTTGCGGAGTCTCCTCTAAATGGCTTCCATCCGTGAAGTTGACAAAATCGCATCACCCACCCTGTTTGATAACCACAATCAATTAGGCATCTTTGGTGATGAACTCCGTTTTGTCTTGCGACTTCCAAAAGTTCGGACTCTGAAAAGCATTTCCCATAGGTTATAAGACGAGAAACCGCCCCCGACTTGGCGTATGCACGAATAACATACCAAAAATGCATTCCCCCCTTACCTTGGACATCGGCAGAAAGGAATCTTGTATATTCCTCATCCCATTCCTCTTCCAATTCATAATCGCCTCGCCTTTTGTCCACAGAATCATCCTCGATGCTAATCATTTTTTCCTGCCATGGTTCTCCCAAGGATTCGTTTATAAAATCCTTCAAAGGTGATGGGTCTCCGTTTTTTATGGTTGATGTTCCTATTACAAACTCCTCGACCAAATCTTTCCATTTTACCCAAGGAGGGAGCAAAGCATTCCAATGAAAGGATTTGTTTTCCTTTTTAGCCAATGGATTTTGAGCCACGAAATGTCCTTTGTCGGAAATATGTCGCCTCACCTTTGGGTTATCATCCCACTCCTTTTGACATTCGGGGCAAACCATTCTGATCGTTTCCGCCAATTTTTCAAAATCATATATTCCGTTGGCATCTATTGCTATTTCCTTGTCCCATTTCATCATATCCCATTTCAAAGGAATTTCCTCGGAACATTCGGGGCAGGGAAAATGCCATTGGTTCTGATCTCCCGACAAATAGGCTCGGTGTACGGCATCATTCTCGGTGTCAGGAGTGGAAACAATCAAAGTTCGGGAGTTCCAATAGGCTCGGGTTCGTTTTTGCACCATCTCCAATGCTCCTTCGGGATAATTCCTTACCTCGTCCAAAAATAACCATCTGACAGGTTTTGATTGGAGTTTGGAAGGGGATGCCGAACCTGTGGTGACCAAGGAGGCGGCGCTAAAGGTAACCTCCATTTTATTTATTGCACCTTTTCCCGCAATAAGTTGATTGGCTAAAGGCTTACATCCACGAATTGTTGGAACTAGCCTTGTTTTCATAAAATAGGAAGCCTCATCTCCCGTAGAGGTAACCCACATTGCAGGGGCGGGTTCTTGAGCCAATGCCCATGACAAAAGGCATAACATGGTTTGGGTTTTTGCGGATTGTGCCGAACACATAACCGAAATGTTCTCCACGGTATTGTCAGCAAATGTCTCCATAAGTTGCCTTGCCCACGGACTTACCTCACTCCTCCACAATCCTTGAAAAGGGCTTGTTGGATCGACCAAGACATTATTTTCTGCCCATTTCCATGGACTCCCATCGTCGGGAGGCTTTATCGCTTCACAAAATGCTTCAACTAGAGGGCTTGGCGCAATGGAATTGGTAAATCTCATTAAAATTGGTTATACCATGATTCATAACCAAATAATGTTCAAGGGCATTCACCTTCTCCTCTAGGATGTACTTTTCTATTTTGTTTGCTTCCAAATGTGAAATCGCCAAATGAAAGGCATCCTTCAAAATCCTGTCCTCGGTTCTCCATTCGGGTGGAAGTCCCATTTGTTTGCGGAATCCATCCACTCGATATTGGGGGAGGGGTTCGTCCTCTTTTTCGCCAAAAGTATTTCCATCCGTCATCGACTATCTTATGGATGCCTTTGAGATTATTTTGCGGGCGTTGCCTCATAACGGAACTCATTAGTGGCAAAAACATAAAAAAATCTGAGCCAAACCGCACCGACAGGCTTTGGTGGCATTCCTCTTTCTATTGCCCATCCACCATGTGAGCCATCTCCATATTCGTCCTTGTAGGTTGGTATTTTGATATGAAGTTGCTCATCATGGAAAACCCTTCCCCTCTCTCCGAGCCTAAGCCTTGTAATTGGGAAATACCATTCATTATGGGAATGCCCTGTGATACAAATATGTGCATCGGGACAATATACAGAAATCCTATTGGTTTGGATTACACCTTTGGTAACAGGAGCATCTCCTCCATATCCGTGATGTCGCCAAAGATTTTTGGTCGCATACAATGATCCGTTTTTATCGAAAAGCCTAAATCGGATGAAGCCTGTATATCCACCATTGTAAATCCTTGTTCCTTCAAGGGCATTTATCCTCTCAACCAACCTAGTGGTTAAACAAGTTTCGTGATTTTTTTGAATTGCCGTCTCATGGTTTCCCTGCCCCAAAATTCCTATGTTTCGTGCATAAGGACGATAAAAGTCACAGGCAGTTGAGACCAAGGAGTCCAAATAATCTCCCTGCATGTGTTCGGGTCGGATATCTCGCTTTGAACTTCTGCGATCATATTTTCCCTGCATGGCGCAAAACAAATCTCCGTTATCAATTATTACGGCGTTTTTTTCCTGCGCCTCTTTAAGATGTCGCTCCTCAAGCTCCCAATTACATTTAGGATTGTCATGGTGTGCATCCGAGCGAAGCAAAACCCATTGGCTCCAATTTTGGTTTCTCCTTGCCGTTATATCAATGTCATAGACATTACCCTTCGGGATCGTTTTCTTCACTTCCCAAGGGAGTTGGGGTGGAGAGTCCTTCTTCGCTGATTTGGGAGAGGGCATGCCTTATTTCGTCATTAATCCTCTCGGAAGCCTCCGCAGGTTCAAGACCCGAAAGCAAAGGACCAATCCGATCCCCAATAGAAAGCAAAAGTGTTTTACATTTAATAACCATTGCCGAGATTTCAGACTTGGCGACCTCAAGTTCCACCCATTTGCCTCGCCATGTGTCCAACTCCAACTCCAATTTGGCAACCTGTAACCAAACACGCCTCGCCTCACCCTGTGCCTTAGTCGGCAAGTCCTCGTCTTGGGCTTCAAGTTCCTCTTCCGTGTCCTCACCCCGCCATGCCCGAACTTCAGCAATATCCCATCTTCCATCTGTTTTTGGCTTTGGAAAGGACTCATCCTTTTTCCATCTTTGAATGGTTTTTCGGTCAACCCCGATGGCAATGGCAAGTTCCGTTTGGTTTTTGGCGAACCTTGTCCCATCGGAATGTCCCAAAAGTCTCGCTCTTTGTGCCTCTGTAAGCGGTTTGCCATCCTTTACTCGTTTTACAATATTGATTTTGTCCGCATGGAGAAGCGTTTCGGCTTCTTTTGGGTCGAAAAGCCCACTATCTTGCGGAGGTGTATTCATTATAGGTGAATTGCCTAGCTTATGAGTCTTTGCTACCTCCGTAGGTCTTTAAGGAGAAGTCCTCCTCATTTCTCTCGTTTTTTTCCAAGAGACATGGATTTTCCGCAACAATTAGAGAATGATGCGCTTCC